CTTTAACAGCATCTATACGAGCTACCATAGCATCAATATCATCCGCTAATGGATTCATATATGCTAAATTAGTTAACAAATACCCATATATACGTTTTACATGAGTCGCTTCCGACCCAAAAGAATTAGCAGTAAAATTTGGTTGAACGTGCTCTGTACTCCAATCAATTGACATTATATTAAGCCTCCGTAAATAAAGTAGATCGTTTTTTCACTTCATCAATTAATGCAGTTTTTGTTCTCATTATCTGTGACCCGTCTGGTAATTTTTGTATCATATCACTCATAGCTCCTACTGAAGGTGATATGTTTGATGTTATATTAGATAGTGTATTACTTATATCTGCAGTATTCAGTGCTTTCGATAGTCCAGTTACTGGATCAGTAAATGCACTAAGACTACCAGTTATACCACTAGTTAGATCGCCTATACCACCAGTTATATCACCAAAACCACTAGTTAAATCACCCATACCAAATCCAAGATCAACATTATCAGTAAATGAACTCATAAAACCATCTGCCATTTCAGATATTTCTCCATCATCTATTGCAAGATCAGTCGCACCAATAAATGGTACACTACTAGCTAATGATTGTAGAGCACCTGAAGCATCTGTAAAGACGTTCGGTATATCAATACTACAAGGATCAAAAGTTCCAGCTAATGAAAAAACTGAATCAGTAATATTATTTAAATCAATATTAGCAAATCCTGATAAATTACTTATACCAGAAAACTCAGAAGCCATTGAACCAAGTTTTGATAATGCCGCCGATGAACCTGGTACCATATCAGCTAATGCACCTAATTGATTTCTTAATCCACCCTGAGCAAGATCAGCAAGTTGTGTTAATTCAGCCGGTATCATACCCATTAATGATGCTTTAGCATTAGCTATAGTATCAGTAACTATACTAATTTTAGCTATTAAACCTGCAGGTGTACCAATAATACCAGATAGGCCTTTAAGAGCACCCATATCAATATCCATGATACTACCAAGATTAGATAAATTAAAATCAATACCACAAGGCATATATTTCTCCTTAGTTCAAAAGTATAGGCCAACCAGTTACTTTATGAATACTAGCTGTCGTATGAAACATCATTGCATTATTAATCGAACTTATACCAATTGTATTAGTTTCCATCCATATATTATTAATAGTCATATTAAACTCACTAGTAATATTCATATTAATACCACTGGTAATATCTATATTCAAATTAGATGATATTCCGAGATTCAGTATAGCAGATAGATCCATAGTTGTATTACTATTCATCACCCAAGGTAAATTAACAGTTTGTGATAATCCCATAACATAATCATGCTTGGCATCCTTACCAACTATAATACTCTGCTTACCACCAGTAGTAAGGGTCTGATTACTTGCAACATTTACAACTTGTTCCCCACCTACAAAAAGATCATCTTTAATATTAATTACAGTTTTTCTATTATTCAGAACTTCTGTAACTTGATTACCTTTAACTTTTGTTCTATGATCTCCCTTTACATATAAATGATAATCTCCTTCTACCTCTTGTATTAAAGTACCTTTAAATAACATTCTACAATTAGCACCAATAGTAACATTACACGTTCCACCAATCACAATATTTTTAACACCCTCCGTCATTTCATAACTATTACCTACATTTTTTTCAATTCTCGTACCATCTGATTGTATTTCTGTAAACGTACCAGATGTATGATATTTATGTAATCGTTCTGAGCCTGGAGTATCATCCCATTCTTCAATATGACCACACTCAGATTGTCGTACATGATTAAATGGATAAGCAGATGAAACCTCATCATCATACTCCCCAGCTTCTGTACCACCGTAACGTGGATTCGGTTCACTCCAGGGTTCTGAAGCATAAAGAGTACCTGAACCTCCTATTGCCTTCATCTTACCAGCTTTACCAGTTGGTATACCCTCCATTTTTGATGCTCTTTTTGAAGCAAGAGATGTATGTTGTTCACCGTTCTTTGGGCCTGGAGTTTCTCCACCATGTCCGCGTCCTAAAGAATTAGTATCAGGATTACCAATCTCTGTCGCTAATGGAAACATACCCGCTGGATCATTAAATCCTAAAACAGGATCAGGACCTTTTTCTGGTATACCACCAAAGGTTCCAGTTACTACTGGTTCTTGACAACTCTCACCATCACGAAAGAAACCAAACACCCAAGTCCCTTCTACGGGGCCCATCGGTGTATGACCAACACCACTTATAGCTGCTGATGTTATTGGTTGACTAGGATAAGCCCACGGCAAATCTGCAGTTGGTATTAAATTTTTATCATCAGTATGGTAGCCGAGAATACGAACTCTAAGACGACCCAACATTAACGGGTCCATCCTATCTTCTACAACTCCTTGCCAAAATGTTAATCCTTTAATCATCATCTACTCCTTTATAATTTATAGGTCGGAACTGCACCCAATGAATCTTTAACACATTCAGCGTGCATTGTATATTTGAGTTCCCCATCACCCCATTCAATCGTATGTTTTAATGCCGTGATTAGATAATGACCAGATAAAAATTTATCAGTTAAATCCTCAGGATTTTTAACCATACCAGGTTTTTCTTCTCGTACTTTTTCCGTTGATGGTACAACTATATCAATTAGAGCACCGACTCGTAAATATGATAAACCAGGAAAGACAAGATTTAATTTAACTTGATCTAAACCAAGTATTAAAGAATTTCTTTGTAGTTTCCATTCCTCAACTTTATTGTCATAAACATCAGGTTTAGCATCAGGCCCATTCTCAGCATACATATTATTATGTTTGGGGTAAAACATTACCTTACTATCAAAATATGATTGTACATTAGACCCCTCATTTTTACCAAGTTCTTGAGGAGCAAAACTATGCCTATCATTCATATAACTATCAAAATAAGGATCTGAGGCACTTATCGGCATCCATTCATCTGTATGTGCAATACTACTATCATGTGTTTGATTCAACCCCCACGTTCGCTGTTCAATTTTTTTCGTTACAATATCATGTGTAATTAATTTAGATGCATAATATCCATTCAAGGTACTTCTTATTGTATCAAATTGATGAGCAACAGTTAAACTAGTTAAATGTGTTCTTCCTTTCTGTAACTCATACATAACATCTTTTTTGTCAACAACAGGCCCATATACAAATTCTTGTTTTACTTCTTGTTGCATTAAACTATCAACACTTTTAAAAAATGTAGAACCATTAGATTCATAAAATAAATAATTTGGTACATCATTCGTATTTAATGCTCTTTTAGCTAACCAATTAATTGCTTTAAATGGTTTCCAATTTGGTATTATAATATTTTCTACACCATTAGTTTTTTCTATAACATAATCATTATCTGTAAAAACATAATCATTTAATATTGTTTCAACGATATCACTAATTTTTTTTCCACGAAAAGACTGACTAACTGTTGTATTATTATTAATAACATCTTGTTCAGAAGTTAAATGTATAATAAATAATTGTTGCCTATCTTTAGTCTGGTGTCTATCACTTATAGAAGTAACATACATAGGACCAGGCATCAATGATGGTCCTTTCCCTATAACAGATTTACAAGAAATCTCAAAATTAAGATATTCTTCACCAAGTATAGGTAGTTTATATGGAAGATTGATTGAATCATTAATCGTAATATCTGCTGTGACTTGCTCTCTAAAAAGATTCTCATACATATTAAATGAAACAAAAACTCTTTCAAGAGGATGTACAGCACCAGAAGCTGCTATAAGCTCCATAAAATCAATTCTAACCTCTGGAGAACTTAACTGTAAGTTCGGATGAGCGTATGAACCAGCTGTTGTCATTTAAGAAACCCTTGTTAAATTCACATTACTATATTTTAATAAACCTTTTAATTCTGCAACAATATCAGCAACATGCTCTGGTCTAATAACCATTAACTGTCTTTTTGCATCATTCTCCTTTTCTTCATGTGCGAAATGAGAAATAGTCGAATATTGATCGCCAATTGGATCAACCCAATGACCATCAAAATCTTCATAATGGTTTGGTTCATACTCATTACCTACTCCATACTTTTTAATAACATATTTCTTTAAATCAAAATATGTTAGAGGCCAATCATAATATGGATTAGTTGCTTGATGTGCAAACAAAATAACCCAATGCAGTTCTGTATCTCCATAATATTCAGATGCTAAAAACTCTGGTGTTTGACCATCAATAATTATATGTTTCGCAAACATCGCATGATACTGAACATTATTTAATCTTAAACGAACGCGTTGAAGTATATTGGTTATAGCGTCATATTGAACAGTTGTTTCATCACCTCGAACATCATAAGCCATTGTTTGAAAATATTTAAAATATGCCATATTGATTATCCTTAATTAATATCCTGCATCTATATCTTTTTGTGTAAGTTTCTTGGTTTCTGTGAAAGATAAACCAAGAGTATAAGAAACCGGTCGCCCATCAGTTAATGCTACCCAAAATCCTTCTGGTGAAAAATTAGTAGATACGTTAGTACAAACACAATTATATATTCTAGGTAAATGGTCATTTTCTATATATGACTCACCGGAGTTTTTATAAAATTTAATAGCAAATTCATTTGGAAAGGTATAAAGTCCTTCACCTAAATCCCCTCCAACAAAATTCGGTCTTGAATTTTTTCTAAACATTTTAATAATTTTTGTAATTTGCATACCTTCTGCTTCACTAGCTGGGGCTAATGCAAATTCAAAAGAAAATTCTCTAAAACCTATTCCGTTAAATAATTGTTCTTCAAAAGGATTTGTAGCAAATCTTCCTGCTGCTCTTAAACCACTCCCAAGACTTCCTACCAATGCGGCAGCACCTAATGCTCCTGCTGCACCTCCCAAGGACACTCCTGCGGCAACTGCTACTAGTTTACCAATATCAGCTGCCACTCCACCCATTGCATCTTTTAACGCATCACTTACACCACCTCCAGTCCCAGGAGGAGTTCGTAATGCTGTTTTTAATAAATTTCCTCCTGCACCAAGTCCTTCTGCACCCCATTGGGCACCATCATTAGAGCTTAAACTTGCAGGCATATACAAAAAACAATGCTCAAGATTCTTCTCTGTTTGTCGTATATTGGCTAGTTGACCTTTAACAATGTCCACTCCACCTTTTATGGTATTGAGAAACATGTCCGAAAGGCTTGCCGCATCATCTGATGTTTTCGGTGGTACGTTTTCTCTCTGTTGAGTTGACTGCTGATTTTGCATTGCACTCTTTGCAGCGGCCACTGCGGTTGACCCTATAAAGTTCTGGGATGCATCTTTAGCAAAACCTTGACGAGCTCCACCACCAGACCATTGATCTAAACTATTTTTAGTCGCCGTGCCTTTAGACACAGTATCAACTTGAGCTTCTCTTGCAGCTGCTTCACTAGACTTGTCTGCTGCTTTTTGTAAAGAAAATCCTCCTTGTTTCACGGCAGTGAAATGAATACATTCTTGAACTACTGGCATACCATTCTTATCTGAAAAATTATCAATATATATCGGATATCTATAACACGCGGTACCACCATCATGCTGTGTTCGACTTGATATCATATCCTTATTAATTTCAGACTTATTCATCGCCTCCGCTTCATTTATATCCGGATGAACATATGAACCACTCAACCCGCCGCCCTTCTTTAGAAATTCTTGTGCCCATGCCATATTGTTTCTCCCGTTATAAATATTGTACTATCCTATATTTATAAGACATATATGAAAAAATATCCTAGAGTTGGTCGGTATATAATACAGAATAAAGAGAAATATGTGGCAAATCTTCAAGAATGTGAATATCGCTCTTCATGGGAATTAAAATATATGAAGTATTTAGATACTCATCCTAACGTGATCGAATGGGGTTCAGAGAATGTTATCATACCTTACTATAGTCCTACTGAAAAGAGAACCAGACGATACTTTGTAGATTTCTATGTGAAAGTCAAATCAACTACTGGTGAGTATAAAAAATACATAGTTGAAGTGAAACCAGCAGTTCAATGTAAACCACCAAGAAAACCTAAAAAACAAACACAAGGATATGTTAAAAAACTCAAATCATTTATAATGAATCAGGCTAAATGGAAAGCTGCTCGTAAATGGGCAGAAAAACGTGGTATGGAATTCGTGATTATAACAGAAAAGGAACTAGGCATTCAATCTAAAAAACATAAAAAACTCTTATAAATATAAATATGGAGAAGATACAGGGAATCGAAGGTCAAAGAATAACACGAATTTACTCTGCTAAATTTTATTTCTTTAAATATATTACATATAACCCCAATGAATATTACAATGTATTTCCATTAGTATTTTCATTAGGTAAAGTGCCAAAATCTAAAAAAAGCCATAGTCATGGAACACAATCAGAAATGTCTGATTCGGGCGCAGGTGGTGGTGATTCTCTTTTCCGTGGACTCGACTTTCATTATTTACCGCCAGAAATGAGAATACCACTATTAGATGAGTTAAGAAAAATTAGTCCGGACTTGTATAGATCACCAGTAGCATTTTCTAAGTTTTTTAGAAACCTTATGTGGAAAGTAAGAAAATATAGATCGGCTCGTGTATGTTATAGGCACTATATTATTAAAAACATAAAAGGTGGAAAGATATTAAGAATCCACAAAGACAATTGGAACGATCTTTTGATGACACCAAAAGTAGAACATTTTGTTACATCGACATTCGGAAAATATAGTTCTGAAAGAGTATGGAAAAATTCACTAAAAGAAATGAGAAAATCAGGGAGAGCATAAAATGTTTAACATAGGCGGAAGATTTAAAGTAGGTGGAGTAACTATTGGTGCTAATATACCTATAGGGAGTTCTCGATATAAGAAAAACCCTAAAGATATAGAAAGGAAATTTGAAGAAACAAAAACGCCAAAAAATAGTTTAACTAGAATGATGGCGCAAGTTACATCTGGTAATATGTTTTCTCGACCTTACTTGTATCGTGTTATTATGCCTCTTCCTCCTATTTTACTTCCTATATATTCTTCAAGTCAAGTACAAAACGTAATGTTAAATTGTGAAACTTTAGCTATACCAGGTTATACTATAGCAACCAAAGAAATTAGAACATATGGAGAGCGACGGGAATATGCATATGCTAAAATGTTTGATACCATGACTATGGGATTTTATATGAGTGACCAATTGTCTGAATTTAAATATTTCAATTCATGGATGGATCATATATATGATAGAGGTCGTGTAAGATATTATAATGAATATACAAGTAATATGAAAATATACCAATTATCAGGTTATGAAAACGGAGTAGATGAAGAAGATTTAAGAGTTGTAATGGAGGTTGAATTACTAGATGCTTATCCTAAATCAATATCACCATTACAGCTTGGACACGGATTACAAGGACAAATTCAAAAAATGACAACAGATGTAATGTATCGAAAGGCCACCTATAAAGATTATACAAGGTCAGATAATGGTGACGGAGTTCAGAATCTTGGCCAAAGAATTAAAGAAGCAGGAATAACTTTACAAAGTCCTTTTGAGCAATTTAAATTACCGAAATGGACTCAAGTTTGGAAAAAACAATTAAATACTTTACCAGCTAAATCACTAGAACAAAATAGTGAGCATTATGAAGTGGGGGCCAGACAAGGATTTGCACCACAATAATTATTAACATCATTTTATATAAGGAGTGAATGAAATGGGATTACCTATTATAGTAGCACCGAATTATCAATTAAACCTTCCGTCAACAGGGGAGGTGTTGGATTATAGACCTTTCTTAGTTAAAGAAGAAAAAATACTTTTAATTGCGATGGAAAGTGATAGTGAAGAACAAATGACGGGTGCAATTAAAAGTATTATTGAAAATTGTGTAAAGACTAAACTTGATGTAGAAAATATGCCAATGTTTGACATTGAGTACGTCTTTTTACAATTAAGAGCTAAATCAAAAGGTGAAATTATTGATATGTCTTTTGAATGTGACAAATGTAAAAAACAAATACCAATAAAGATTGATCTATCAAAAATAGAAGTAACAAGAACTGAAGGACATACTAATAAAATATCATTATCAGATGATGTTGGTGTAATTATGAAATATCCTTCAATGGAAATACAAAAACAACTTAAGGAAGATCAAACAGAGGTAGAAAATATTTTCTCTACGATTACTTCTTGTATTGATTCTATATGGGATAAGGAAACAGTATATCCAGCAAAAGATCACACGGCTGAAGAATTAGATAATTTTTTAGAATCTTTACCTGATAATTCATTTACTAAGATTCAAAAATTCTTTGATACAGTTCCAAAATTAAAACATGAATTTGAATTAAAATGTACATCAAAAAATGGTAAATCAAAAAAGGCCAGTATATGTGGGTGGAAAGACACTAAGACCTTGGAGGGTCTTGGATCTTTTTTCGTATAAGCCTTGGTACCGAAACAATAGGCAACTATTATCAAACAACTTTTAGTTTAATTCATCATCACAAATGGTCGGTAGCTGAGGTAGAAAATTTAATTCCCTGGGAACGTGAAGTATATTTAATGTTATTAATGAAATCAATTGAAGACGAAAATGAAAGAGCAGCACAACAACAAGGACAACAAGGATAAATAAATGCCAGATACACCAGAAGTTAAAAAATTAGATGCTATATTAGAAACACAAAAAGCTCAAGCTAAAACAGCTACAAGTATCCATGATGCTATTGTAGCACAAACAAAAGCTTTAGGGGCCCAGCTACTCAAAAAACCTGAAAAAAATGTAGAAGAACTCAGAGAAAAGAAACTAGCTGAGAAAAGTTTTCTTGATGAATTAAGAGGAATTATAAAAGGCGGTGCTGGTGACCAAGGTGGTGGTATCTTTGCTGGTGTTAAGAAGATGATGAAGAAATATTCTAAAGTGATTATGACTGTCTTGGGAGTTGGTTTAGTCGCTTTGTTTTCTATGGTAGACATGGAAAAAATGAAAAAAATGTGGACAAGCTTAAAAGGTGCATTGAAGGCAATGTATGAAGTATTAGCACCAATTGCAGATGCTATATGGAAATGGACTAAAAAAACTTTGATACCCGAAACAATGACATCAATATCTCTGTATTGGGATCAAATTGCACAAATGTTTGTAAGTTGGAAAGAGAACTTTGAAGGTTGGACTAAAATGACTTGGGATGAAAAAATAGCGGCTGTTGGAAAGTCTTTTCTGGATCTTGGTAAATTTTTCGTGAACACCGGCAAAATTATTATAAACTGGTTAGGAAAACTATTTGGTGTAGAGGGTGATTTATTAAAAACATCAAAAGAAGGTGAGGGGGATCTGAAAACTTCATGGAAGGATAAGATAATAGGAGTCGCGACAGCTGCCATGGGCGCGGTGATTGGACTGTTCGCAGTTGGTAAATTTTTTCCAATAACTTGGGTTTCCAAATTCCTCACTTGGCCATTACGAGCGGCAGTTACTAAACTGTTTTTAGGACCAATTGGTGGATTAATGTCTATGATGGGCGTTGGTGGTGGTGGAGCTGCTGCTGCAGGAGCCGCAGGAGCCGCAGGAGAAAAAGGAGAAAAAGGAACTAAAAAGAAAGGAAAAGGACCTGCCAGGGATAAGAAAACCGGACAATTTAAAAAGCAAAGTAAAGGCATCTGGGGTGTAGTAAAAAAAATGTTCGGGGGAGCAGCAAAATTATTTGCAAGAATAGGGCCCGCTATAATGGCATCATTAATGTCCATGGGTCCGGTAGGTTGGGGATTAATTCTGGGTCTCGCTGTCGGTGGTCTAGTATTCTTGTATTGGGAAGAGATAAAGACTGGAGCAACAGCTGCATTCGCATGGGTAAAAGATAGTCTGAAAGACATGAAAAAAGTCCTGAAAAGTGTTATGAAGGGAGCTAAAGGAATGGCAGTGAGTGTCCTTCGTACCGTTGGATTGGATTCTCTTGCAGATGAATTAGAAGGCAAAAGACCAATAAAAGATACTGGAGTATATGCTGACGGACCTACACCAGAAGAAATAAGAGATGAAGCAGAAACAAGAAAAAAAACTGGCACGATGAAAAAGAATGAATGGATAATGAGTCAGGATCCTACTGGTGGTAAATCAAGAATGAAAGGTGTAGAAGCACTTGGTGGAGTTAAAGAAGCGAACAAAAAATGGGAAGAATATAAATCTAATAAAACTTCAATCATTGCTGAAATCC